TGAGCATGAGCGGATGCTGTGGGGGCTGGGGTTGGCCGGTAACGCGTTCAAAAAAGTCTACTACGACCCCCACATGGAGCGCCAAGTTTCCATATTTGTCCCCGCAGAAGATATCGTCGTCCCCTACGGTGCCTCGGATATTGAGACTTCACCTCGCGTTACGCACGTGATGCGTAAAACTGAGAATGAACTGCGCCGTTTGCAGGTGGCAGGGTTCTATCGAGACGTGGATCTGGGAGATCCCGTCAATACAATCGATGAAGTAGAGAAGAAAATAGCCGAGAAGATGGGCTTTCGCGCCTCCTCGGATGACCGCTTCAAACTCCTCGAAATGCAGGTGGACTTGGATCTTCCGGGGTTTGAGCACGAAGATGGGATCAAACTGCCATATATAGTAACTATTGAAAAAGGCACGCAAACAGTTTTAGCTATTAGGCGGAACTGGGAAGAGTCGGATCGGACGTATACCAAACGTCAACACATGGTGCACTACGGCTACATTCCCGGGTTTGGGTTTTATTGCTTTGGTTTGATCCATCTGATCGGAGCTTACGCTAAGAGCGGCACGTCCATTCTGCGGCAGCTTGTCGATGCAGGGACGTTGTCCAACTTGCCCGGAGGCTTTAAGGCTAAGGGTATGCGGGTAAAAGGCGACGATACGCCGATTAGCCCGGGAGAATGGCGCGATGTAGATGTCCCCAGTGGCGTCATCCGCGATAACTTACTACCCCTACCTTACAAAGAGCCTAGTCAGGTATTGGCGGGCTTAATGGACAAGATCATTGAGGAAGGACGTAGGTTTGCAAATACTGCGGATCTTCAGATCAGTGATATGTCGGCGCAGGCTCCGGTGGGAACCACCCTTGCCATTCTCGAGCGCACGTTAAAAACAATGTCGGCGGTGCAGGCCCGCATTCATTACTCGATGAAACAGGAGCTGAAACTCCTGAAAAACATCATTGCGGCGTACACCCCAGACGAATACTCTTACGAACCGATTGAAGGTTCACGGCGGGCTAAAAAGTCGGATTACGACGATGTGGACGTGATTCCGATTAGTGATCCTAATGCCAGCACGATGGCGCAGAAAATCGTTCAGTATCAAGCGGTTTTCCAGTTAGCTCAAGCGTCACCACAGCTATACAACATGCCGTTGCTTCATAGGCAGATGTTGGATGTTTTGGGTATTAAGAACGCAGAGAAGTTGGTGCCGATGGATGCGGATCAGAAACCGACGGATCCGGTGACTGAGAATCAGAACATTCTGATGATGAAGCCTGTTAAAGCGTTTATGTATCAAGACCATCAGGCACATATCACCGTACACATGTCGGCGATGCAAGACCCTAAGATTCTGGCGTTACTGCAGAACAATCCGATGGCCCAACAGTTGCAAGCCGCCATGATGGCGCACATCAATGAGCATTTAGGCTTTGAGTACCGTAAGCAGATTGAGCAGCAGTTGGGTCAAGCGTTACCGCCACAGAAAGATGAAGCCGGTGAAGACGTGAATATGGACCCCCGTGTGGAGGCCCAGTTGGCCCCGATGTTGGCACAGGCGGCGCAGCGTCTGTTGCAGCAGAATCAAGCGCAAGTCCAACAACAGCAAGCGCAGCAGCAGATGCAGGATCCGTTGGTCCAGATGCAGATGCAGGAATTGCAGATCAAAGCCCAAGAGCAACAGCGTAAAGCGGCTAAAGATCAGATGGACATGATGCTCCGTCAACAACAGCAGCAAATTGAACGTGAACGGATTGCGGCGCAGATTGAGGCAGACAACAAAAAACTGCAGATTGATGCCACTAAAGCGGCTTCATCAACCGCCCATGATAGGCAGAAGCTTATGGCTGAGTTGAGCGTAGATGTGCTCAAACATCTAGATAAACAGCGTCAACCTAGCCGTCAATAGTCTTAAAGGACCAGCATGGATGCTTTTGATGTTTTGTTCCAGCAAATCGACGAAAAGATTTTGCACATCAAGGATCATTTATCTGAAGGCAAAGCTGAAGATTTTGAAGACTATAAAAGAATGTGTGGGGAGATTCGAGGTCTGCTCCTTGCGCGTAGTTATATCGTAGACCTTCAACAAAAAATGGAGTACTCGGATGAGTGAAATTTTGCTGGATACAAACCCCAGCAGTACAGATGCAACCCAAGAAGAGAAAGCTACGCAGCTTCCAACCCCTTCAGGCTATCGCATTCTGTGCGCTATCCCGGAAGTGGAAAAGGAGTTTGAAAGCGGACTCGTAAAGTCTGAAGAAACTATTCGGATGGAAGAGACACTTACCACGGTCTTATTTGTGGTTAAGCTTGGTCCGGATTGTTACAAAGACCCTGCACGGTTTCCGTCTGGACCGTGGTGTAAGGAAGGCGATTTTATTTTAGTGCGTCCTTACGCAGGTTCCAGATTGGTCATTCATGGCCGAGAGTTCCGTCTCATCAACGATGATTCGGTTGAAGGCGTGGTGCTCGATCCACGCGGTATTAAACGCAAATAAGAGGAAGACAAAATGCCTCAAGCAGATCAAGAAGAGTTTAAGTTTCCCGACGAAGTAGAAACCAAAAACGAAGACAACGACACGTCTAGTTCTTTGGTTATTGAAGTCGAAGACGACACTCCTGAAGAAGATCGTGGCCGTACGCCACTTCCAGAGCCGCTAGTTAAAGAGCTTGAGAAAGACGAGCTTGAAGACTACGACGAAAAAGTTAAAACCAAACTTAAGCAAATGCGTAAGGTTTGGCATGACGAACGTCGTGAGAAAGAAGCGGCATTAAGAGAACAGCAGGAAGCCATTTCTCTAGCGCAGAAACTATTTGAGGAAAACAAGAAGATTAAAAGTCTTCTTGCTTCTGGCGAAAAAGAGTATGTCGCCACAGCTCAAAAAGCTGCAGAAATGGAGCTGGAAGCCGCTAAAAAGGCTTTGCGTCAGGCTCACGAGGAGTTCGATGCCGAGAAGATTGTTGAGGCCCAGCAAGCGTTGCAGCTTGCCAATATGAACATATTGCAGGCCAAAAACTTTAAACTCGCCCCTTTACAAGAGGAAGAAACTCCTGTACAACAATACCAAACGGCTCAACCGGCCCAGCCTCGTCCCGATGAAAGAGCGCTTGCGTGGCAAAAACGTAATGCTTGGTTCGGAACGAATAAGGGAATGACCGCTTATGCGCTTGGACTCCATCAAGAGTTACAAGACACGGGGGTTCCGGTTGGGTCTGATGAATATTATTCCGAGTTGGACAAAACACTTCGGAAGCGTTTCCCCGAATTTTTCGAGGAAGACGATAGCCGCCCTGCTCAAAAAGCCAAGGCGACAACAGTAGTGGCTCCGGCAACACGCAGTACAGCTTCTAACAAAATTAAGCTGAAAACCAGTCAGATTAATCTTGCTAAGAAGTTTGGGCTTACGCCGGAACAATACGCACGGGAAGTTCTGAAATTGGAGTCTCAAAATGGCTGAAAATCGTCTACCCCGTGATGTTGAAACGCGGGAATCTAAAGCTCGCCCCAAACAGTGGCAATTGCCTGAGATGCTGCCTGAGCCGGACAAAATGCCGGGTTACGCATACAGGTGGATTCGCGTTTCTACCTTAAATGTCGCTGATCCACGTAACATTTCCGGCAAAATGCGTGAAGGCTGGGAACCGGTGCCTGTAGAGGAACAGCCTAAGTTTAGGTTGCTTATTGATCCCAACAGTCGTTTTAAAGATCTGATTGAGATTGGTGGCCTGTTGCTTTGCAAGACTCCGGATGAACTCGTGGCGCAGCGAAACACTTACTATCAGGCTCAGTCTGACAAGCAAGTGGATGCAGTAGATAACACTTTAATGCGTCAAAGCGACTCGCGGATGCCGCTCTTTAAAGAGAGAAAGTCCACGACTAGCTTTGGTAAAGGCGTTTAACTTTAAGGAGTCCTGAAATGGCTTATCCTTCTGTTGATGCCGCGTACGGGTTCAAAGCTATTAATGAACTAAATGGCCTACCCTACGCGGGTGCTATCCGGCAGATTCCGATTTCTCGGAACTACGGAACGGCGATTTACAACGGTGATCTAGTGGAACTGGCCGCTGGCGTTGTAAATATTACGGGCATGACCACCAGCACCACTTCGACGGCTCGCGCCGGACAAGTTGGTGTCTTCGTTGGCTGTTCGTATACCAACCCCTCGACCGGTCAGAAGCTGTTTGCGCAGTACTACCCCGCTAGTACCTTGGCAAACGACATCATGGCTTTCGTCGTGGATGATCCGTCTGCGCTGTTTAAAGTGGTTATGATTGGTCAGCCTTCGGCTGGACTATCTAATACCGCTACGACGGTTGGCTACGCGTCCCAAAACTTCGTTGGAACCAACGTGTACTGCGTGACTGGCACGGCTGGTAGCGCCACCACGGGCAATTCGGCGATGGGTGTGTCGGGTGGTGCGCCGTCAAATGGTACGGGTAATACGCGTCAAACTGGCGCTCTGCCTTTCCGCATCGTTGGGGCTGTTCCTG